ACTATGAGGCGTTCCTAATGACTACAATCAAGTATATCAATCCTTTGTGGGATCGTAGGGACAAATATGGATTCCCTATCAGTCAGTTTCAGATGTATACTGGAAGGATTGTTAAAGAAGATGCTGCGGAGATACACTTGCAGTCTGCAAAATTCGTCCATCGACTTCAGAAGGTTTCGGTTGTCTCTATAGATGATAAGTCAGTTTCGTTTCAGGTTCCTAAAAACGCGAAAATCCGCGTGAAGGGTTCTAAAGGGAATCTGTATGATGTAGAAAGAATGAACGGAATCGTTAGATGTAGTTGTCCTGCGTTTAAGTTTAGGAAGAAGTGTAAGCATATGGAAGCTCTCGCTGCATGATTAGATACGAAAGTCTGAATACTACATTTGGCGGCTTGGTTACTGATTGGGACGGAAATGTTGATCATCTGAAAGAAGCATTACTAACTGCTAAGGTATTGATCTTCCGTGATTGTGAGAATAAGCCTGATCCAAAGACACTTGGTCCTGTGTTCTTTCATCCGTTTATGCCTTGGCAGCAGGAAGATGGAGCATATAAAGCTCGCTATAATAAAGACTGGCCTGCACATGAGAATGTATGGCATCAAGATTATAGCTGGGTAAAAGATATTCCTGGTATTGAGATGATTGAATTTGAGCATGGTCCTCCTGTTGGCGGTGATATACTGTTTGCTGATCGCCATGCTGCATTTAATATGTTAGACGATCAGACAAAAGATATGTTATTACATACAGATTTCCATCATAGATATCCTTATCCAAAGAAACTTCTTCAACGTTGGATGATAATTAGAGGGTTTGATCGTAAGACTATTAGAGAAAAACTACTTGAATACTGGTCTGTAGATAATGATGTACAAGAATTAAAGGTATTTCATAAGGGTGCAGCAAAAGCTGTCAATGGTGAGATTACTTTAGACGTGCATACAGCATTCGTTAATCCATACTATGTTGATATAAATAAAATTTGTGATGTATATAAGACTCCTGAAATTCAGATTAGATGGCAATATCAGCCTGGAGACACAGTAATGTGGCATAACCATTTGGTCATGCATTATGCATGTGCTGATTATTGGCCTCAAGAAAAGAAATTTACAAGGTGGACTTATGAATTTAAAAAAGATAACTACTAATCATAGTTTGTGGATGCAACGGTATCTATTAGTGATGCCTATATGGTTGCTGGGACTGACAGGTTTATCATTGATGGTCTGGAACTCAGATTGGATTTATCTGTTGTGGACTGTTATTTTTCATATTTTGTTCTATGGTTTCGGCACTTCTATAGGCTTACATCGCTATTGGACCCACCAAACATTCGAAACAAGTAAGTTTTGGCAAAGATTTTGTACATTGATGGCAGCTTTTAATGGTCAAGGTCCATTATTTCTATGGATTATCAACCATGAGGACTATCATCACAAGTATTCAGACACAGATAGAGACCCTCATACCCCTAAAAAGGGGTTTTGGTACTCGCTTGTCGGCTGGACTATGGATGAAAATGCTGTAAGTTACAGAGAAATGATTGATAATCCACGAGTTGTACTTAAATCTATCGTAAAATATAAGAAATTATTGTCTGATCCATGGAATTTATTCATTGACAAGTGGTTTTTAGCTATTTTATGGGGTACTATTGCTGTTGTAGCCCTTATTGATTGGAAGATTTCACTATATGGTATTGTTTTGACTGTTCTATTGAACCAAATTGGCCAAGGTTTAAGTAATACCTTTGGTCATTATAGGTGGGCTGGGTATAGAAACCACGACACAAATGATAATAGTGTCAACAATCCAGTACTTGCGTTAATTACAATGGGTGAATTGTTTCATAATAACCACCATAGCAACTGGAAGCGTTGGAACTTTAGTGATAAATGGTATGAGATTGATCCTGGCTCATGGATCGTTGACTTAATTCGTACAAAATAGTATAAATATAAAGTTCGATGAAGCGAACTAAATGGTAGACAGGACGGGAGTGCGAATCTCCCCACCTCCACCAATCCCATTATAAGTTTCTTATGGGGGTGTATAGGATCGACTGGTGCTTAGTAGGTAAGTGGAGAGCAGGTGCGGAAGCCACCTCAAGCGCAACAAACTCGTAACTGCAAACGATAATAACGCAGACTTTGCAATGGCTGCATAGCCATTCTTGGGCCCGGGGGAGCCTAGAAACAGAATCCCCTACTTTATCTTATCGGGGTGTAGCACAGCCTGGTAGTGCGCTCGGTTTGGGACCGAGAGGTCGCAAGTTCGAATCTTGCCACCCCGACCAGATAAATACAAGTATGTTTGAGCTTGTAGGTAACGAACATCCAACCTTTGCCTGGATCTGTAACGCAATCGATGATCAGCAAGTCATTGAAACGCCAATGGATTATTTTGATAAAGATGGATATGAATTAAACAAATTAGAACAGCTTTACTATGCACATAACAATGTTGACATATCTGAGAAGCATCTTTATCATACCGCTAATCATGTTTGGTGGTTGAAGCAAACAGAAGAACCTAAATATGGACCACGACTAGATCATAGCCTTATCAATACAAGATGGGCTTATGGTGGTTGGGCAAGAGACCAAATCAAGGAACATGCAGAAGACAATCCTCTCCTAAACAAACTGTTAGACATAAAACCTAAATGGGGGCTTGACTTTAGTTTGGATTGGGTCGATAATGATATATGTTTCGAATTGTTTCACATTGAGCTTGACAGGTTTGATAGGGACGAGCTAGTTGAATATAAAGAGAAGGCAGAGGAGATTATTCTTGGAACGGATTGGATTGACGCTGGAGAAGCTGTCAAAGCTAAGAGAGATGAGTGGCAAGCTCTATCAAGCGATGATCAGTCAGACTGGAAAGCTCAGTATTTTGGTTGGCATAGGGCTTTTGATAACCGTAAAGTCTACGCAGGGGCAAGTTCCTAAGACACTATCAGTTGAAGAAACATTTGCTCTAATGAATGAAAAGGTAGGTCTCCAACAACTGCTAATTGATCCAAACACATTCTGTCTAGCTCAGAACATCTATCACGAAGCACGTAATGAACCAACAGCTGGTATGGTTGCGGTTGGTAATGTAACAATTAACAGAGTCCTTAGTGATCGTTTTCCAAATACTATTTGTGAAGTAGTACATGAAGGACCACATTATGAAAGCTGGACAACCAAACAGCAGCCTGACTTACCTGATGAAGCAAGAATTTACTATCCTAAGAAACATCGATGCCAGTTTAGTTGGTATTGTGACGGATTATCAGATGATATTAGAAATAAGAGAAAGTTCCAGCAGATCTTAGAGCTTGCTGTGGATGTTAGAAAGAGAATCTATCCAGATATCACCGATGGAGCCACACATTATCACGCAGACTATGTTGACCCATCCTGGTCTAAGGTGTATACTAGAACAGTAACAATAGACACACATATATTTTATAAGCATGATTGAAATTAAAAGCATAACTACATTAGCTGAGTTTACTGAGGATATTCAGAAACTAGTTAAACAAGGAAACATCACTCACCTGGATGCAATAGTTGCATGGTGTGAACAAAGAGGTGTTGACGTTGAACAAGTTATTCCTTTGGTAAAGAAAAGTCAAGTAATCAAAGCTAAGCTAGAAAGCGAAGCTTCGACGTTGAATTTAATTACCAAATCTGATACACTACCTATATGAGCCCATTTGATGTTTACCAAGATTATCTCGCGCTTAAGCAGCATTTTACCGGACGATACGATTACTTTAAATACAATGGTAAAATACGTGCTGATCGTAACAACTTTGAACACCGTAATGATCGGTTTACTTTTGCTAAGTTGGCTAGGCAGCCTGATCCGCATAGCTATCTTTTAGCAAACTTACTTGAAGATCCAAATATGTGGATCGGTCAAATAGTTACGCCGGAAGGTAACCAAAGATACCTCTCTTGGAAGAAGAGGAAAGAAAGTCTGACCTATATCTTTCAGCAAGAGCTGAATAAGATTACACAAGATGACTTTGTCATTAAAGATGGTCAGCATCCCGAGCTTGTACAAAAGTACATGCAAGGTGAGATTGGAATAGAGACGTTCATCATTGTCTGTGAAGTCACTGGTGCTATCAAACATTTTAATCAAAAGATCGAAGACACAATCCTGTGGCCTGAGATTCGTACTAAGTGTTCTAAGTACAGTAAGTTTATTGACTATGACAAAGAAAAGTTTTCCAAAATAGTTGTTGACTACTTTAAGAATATGTAGTATAAATATAATTATCGTTATGAAACAAGTGGATAAGATAATACAATTATATACAGTAAATACGGAGAAATACAATGGCAACTAATTTTGCATCCCTCAAAAAAACCTCTAGCGCATCGCTAGACTCTCTCACAAACCAATTGGAAAAGCTGAACCCTCAACGTGAATCACGTGCAGGTGACGATCGCTTCTGGCAACCTACAGTCGATAAGGCTGGTAATGGTTATGCTGTAATTCGTTTCCTTCCAGCCTCTGCCAATGAAGAAGTTCCTTTTGTTCGTGTGTTCTCACATGGCTTCCAAGGTCCTGGTGGTTGGTACATCGAAAGCTCATTGAGTACTATTGGTCGTAAGGACCCTGTTGGTGAGTTGAACCAAACACTTTGGAACACCGGTGGTGAAGAAGGTAAAGAACAAGCACGCAAACAAAAACGTAAGCTGCAATTCATCTCAAACATCTACGT